CTATCCGGGCCGCTTGATGCCGGTGGTCACGTCCTGCCAGGGCGGCTCGTGCCCCTCAAGGTAGTGCTCCGTCATGGACGCGCTGGCGTGTCCCATGAGCGCCTGCACCTGCGCGACTGACCAGCCGGCTTCCTGCAGCAGCGCGCCGCCCAGGCTGCGGATCTCGTGGAAGGTCGGCGGGTTGTCGCCGCCCACCTCGGCCGCGTCCCGCGCCTTCGCGAATGCACGCGACAGCTGCTCGGGCAGTACCTGGGTGGCGTGCTCGCGGCCCTTGGCGCGCAGCCCCATGGGCCTGGCCTTCTCCGGCAGTCGGTGCACGATGAAGGGTGACACGACGTCGTCGCGCGCCTGCGCCAACACGCCTAGCGCCTCGTCGCTGAGGGCGATGCGCAAGCGCACGCGTGTCGAGCCCTCCGTCTTCGCCGGCACCACGTGGAGCATGCCGTCACGCACGTCTGCGAAGCGAAGCGACACCACGTCCTCGCGCCGCAGCAGGGTGAGCAGCGACAGGTCCATGGCCACCTGGAGCCACCGCGGCGCCTGCTGGCTGATGGCGGCATAGTCGGCCGCGGTCAGGCGCTCGCGCTTGCGCTGGTGGCCGAACTTGCGGGTCTGCATCGCGGGGTTCGAATCGATCCAGCCCTCTTCGACGGCGCAGGCGAGAATCCAGCCCAGCACCAGCCGAATCACCTGCCGGCTTCTTGTCGACTCGGTCTCGCCGCGGATGAACTCGGCGCAGTCCTTCACGCCCAGGGACTCGAGGTCGCGATCGCCGAGGCCGCGCTCAATGCGCTTGATGGTGATCTCGTACTCCGCGGCGGTCTTCGGCGCCCAGCGGCGGCCCGGGATGTCGTCCCGGCGGAACACCTCGATCGCGTCGCGCACCACCTTGCCGGCGCCGACCACGCGCGCGACGAGGTCGTCCGGCGCCGTCAGCAGTGCGTTCGCCTTCTTCGCCGCAGCGAACGCGCGGGCCTTGTCGCGGCCCAGCCACGTCTCCCGCTTCGTCACCGGGTTCCGATACTTGAACCCGTCGCGGTTCGGGTAGAGGTTCGGCGGCCAGCCAATGCGGCGCCTCGAGCGGGCACGTCCCATCATCGGAGGTTACCCCGCTTCCAGAATGCGCTGCACGAGGTCGTCGTCGCCAGCGAGCCAGGCGGTCTCGTCGATGTACCAGGTGCCCCCGACCTTGCGACCGGGCAGCTTCCCGTCGCGCAGCAGACGCAGGACGTTGAGGTGGGAGGGCGCCGACTCCGGATCGAAGTGGCGCGCCAGCCAGACGGGGACTGCTACGAGATTCATCACCCTTCCCCCGTTCCAGGCGGCGAGGGGGCGGCCCCGCCCCCTGCGAATCCGTACTTGCACGCCCCGAGACAATCGCATCGGGTTCGATGCGGGCATTTCACCTCCGCCACCGGCTTGAAGTTCTCCCAAGAGCTTCCCGGCTGGCCCGGCTCGTTACTTCCGGTGCAGGCGTTGACGTGATTGGTCGCCTTCGGGCATCGCTTGTTGCCGCAGTTCGGGCACATGATGAAGCGCATGTTGGTCGGCGTGTTCGGCCTGCATGTCTCGCACCAGCACATCTCCGTACCTGGCGGCGAGGGGAGGGGCATCCAGTGGGTCGGGTAGCAGGCGCTATGCCCGAACATCGTGGCCGCCGCGTCATCGGGGCAGTCGATTGGGCGTAGCGCGATGTAGCTCTCTCCGATGCCGCTCTCGTGGACAAGGATCGGAGTAACCCCATCCTTCGGCGCAGTCTCAATCGGCCGCCACGTCCCTGCGATTTCCCCCGACTCCACCGCAGCGAGCAGCGCCAGGGCGCGGGTGATGCGCGGGGATCGGCGGTTCCATGCGGCGATGGCTTCGGCCTCGCTGCTGTATCGGTCCTCGACTCTCGTCACGCATCCGGGGTTGCCGCAGTCGGCGACCCACAGCGTGCGCTCTCGATTCAGCGGGTAAATCTCCGGCTCCGTCGTGTCGCAAAACGGGCACGCGGCCAGATCGTTGATGGCTGAGTCTGGCATCACTCTCCCTCCTTTGCTCGGGCGGCGTCGATTTCCTCGTCCCACTCGTCAGCCTCGCGCCTCTCAAGAAGCAGGAACTTCGTCACGAGATCGGCCTTGTCTTTCAGCCACCGATACCGCTCCGCATCCTCCCGCAGCCGCGCCACCTCGGCCTCTAGCTCGGTGATGCGTTCCTGTTGACGCTTTGATCTGCGCTCGTTGACTTCTTCCATCAGGCGGCAGGTTTCCTGAAACGCCTTCAGCTTTTCCACAGTCACGACTGGCGGGTGTTCGTTTGGCTTGTCCATCACCCCTCCTCGCCGGGCTGGCTGGGCTGCGTGAGGGCGGCCAGTGCCGCGTCCAGTGCCAGCCCGACCATTCGCGCATCAGGCTGGTCACCATCGCCGCCACGTCGCCAGTCTGCGAAGTAGCGCAGCGTTGCCAGCGTCTTGTCTCGCGCCAGCACGCCGACAGGCCACGCCTCATCGACCACAACCGGCGCGGGGTGGGCGTCGAGCATCGGAAGCCAGCCGACAGGGGTGCCCTTGCCCTCGATGAAGTGATCGTGCGACCAGCACCAGCCAGCGAACTTCCATCCTTCGTTCTCGCCGGTGTTGTCGTCGGTGCAGGCGCCGATGGTCGGTGACGGTTCAGGCGAATCCTCGGTTGCATGGTCGGTGAAATCGACCAGCAAACGGATCATTGTCCCGTCCTTCGGTGCAGTGCTCATCGATCGCCAAGCCACCGCCTCCCCCGAACCGGCAGGCTCGGACAGGGCTGCCATGATTGCGCGGATTGCCTGTCTGTATGCGCCCCGCCCACTTCGGATGGTTGCGGCAATCGCCACATATCCGTCTTTTTGAAACTCCGCAGCCAGCAACTCCCGCGCCCGCTGCTCTGTCGCGTTCATCGCGCACCGCCTTGGGACTGGTGGGTGAAGGCGGCGAGTGCGGCATGCCGGTTGGCGATTGCTTCCTCGATTCGAGTGGACGCAGACTTCCATTCCTCGTCGGAAACATCATCAGGATCAACGCCTGTCGTGAACTCCCACAACCGCCTTGCTTCGTCGTATTCCATATCCGCCTCCACCAGCCGCATCACGTCCTCGTGCGTGTAGGGGGTGGGGTCGACGGGCTTGGTGATCGGGTGGAGTCCGAACGTGACGTAATACTCGAAGTCGCTGTCACCAGGTGCGGGCATCCTCGATTCTTCGAGGCAATGCCCCATCAGCTCGCCGTAGTAGATGCGCGGCGGTTCGTTCTCCCACCCGTAGTCAGCAGCGGAGTCGCTTGCGTCGAAGAGCATTCGCTCGGCAGCGCTGCGCGCCTCGTCCAACGTCGCGAAGGTTCCAAAATCCCCCTCGCTGGCGTCCGCCGCAAAGTACCTGTCCACCGCCTGCGCGGCCTTCTGTTCTTCGATGCTCATACTCCCTCCGATTCCTGGGTGTGGTGTGGGTGTCGGTTACCCCAGCAACCCCACGTCCTCCGGGTGCACGCGGTACAGGTGCAGCGGGCAGGCGAAGGTCGGGGCCGGCCTCGGCGCGGCGTCGTCCCACTGCCCATCGGCGGAGGAAGTAGCTCCCGGGACCAGGTGCCAGATCTGGATGCGGCAGCCGGCGGCGTGCGCGGCCTTGAGTTGGTCGATCGTCATTGCGGCTTCCTCGTGAAGATGCGGCGCCACCAGGGCAGGTTGAGGTAGAGGCGGAGCCGGATGTTCTCGTCGGTCAGGGCTTCCACGGCTTCGCGGAGCTGATCCTTGCGGGGCTGTTTCATGCGGCGGGGTGCCTTGGGGAAGAGCTGGGTCATGCGGCGAGCCGTTCCGGCATCTCGGCCGGGTCCAGATTCGCGCGCGCGATCGCGGCCAGCGGCGGCGGGCTGACACTGTTGCCGACCATGCGCACGGCGTGGGTGTTGGAGATCGGGCGGCCATCGGCCGTGCGGTCAATGACGTAGTCACGCGGGAAGCCTTGGGCCCGGAACAGCTCGGCCGGCTTGAGCATGCGCAGCTTGATGTCGACGATCACGTAGGGCGTGCCGTGCACCATGACCGTGACCAGCGCCATGCGGTCGCGGGTGGTGACGGTGTCGAGCGGGTCGCGGACGTCGAGGGCCTGGCCGTTCCCGTAGTAGTTGACCAGGAAGGCGGCGACGCGGAGGGCGCCTGCTTCCTGCTCGGGATCAAGTTGTGCGAGATCTGCGGACACCACGCCGAATCGCGTCGCCCCTGCAAGGATCGTTGGCACCGGTTCCCGCAAATCGTTACCCACCACGTTCTGTGCCATCGCCGTCAGGAAAGCCGACATCACTGCGAGGGAGTGCGCGGCGCCGGCGGGGCGCTTGCAGTCACCGCCCGCGGTGATCGTCGGGACCGGGTCGGTGACCGGGTGGCCGGTGCTGTCCCCCTTGAACTTCACCAGCGCAGGTGCGACCAGCGCGAAGTGCCCGCCCTTCACCCCGGCGCACTGCGTCCGCAGGGGCTCCATCGCCGACCAGGTGCGGCCGTTGCTCGCGTTCGCGAACTCGGTCAGGAAGAAGGGTTCATCGGCCTGCAGGACGTGGCGCACGAGGCCCTTAGCGATGCGCCGCATAGTCGCGTCCGCTAGCGGCCGGGGGCGGTCGAAGATGCTCCGGCCGAGGTCGCCGAAGTCGATGCTGTCCGCCGCCGTCGCCGGCTTTTGCAGACCCGGACCAGTCCCGTGGGTGGGCTCAGGCCAGACGATGGCCTCGCCGTCGCGCCGCGCCACCAGGAACAGCCGCTCGCGGGAGGTGCCGGCGCCGTAGTCGCTGGCGACCAGCTTCCGCCACTCGACCACGTAGCCCAGGGCCTCAAGCGCGGCGATGAACTGGCGCCACGTGCGGCCGGCGTGGCCCTTGTCCGGCACCAGCTGCTGACACTCGACGGGAACGCGCTCACCGGGCACGGCGACGGTGCCGTCCATCTTGAGCACCCGGCCGGTGGCCTTGTCGCGCTTGGCCACCAGCGGACCCCACGTCAGGATCTGCCAGACGTTCTCGAGGCTGATGATCCGCGGCGCCGTGTTGGTGCCGTAGAGCGCGTCCGCGCGCAGCAGCTGACCGACCCACTTCAGCACCACCCAGGTGAGCGCGCGGATCTTCCGGTTGCGCGGCTGGCCGCCCTTGGCCTGGCTGAAGTGCGTGCAGTCCGGCGAGGCATGGAACCAGCCCACGGGCCGGCCGGCGACGTCGCGCCGCGGGTCCGCGTGCCAGATGTCCTCGCGATGGTGGTCGGTCAGCGGGTGGTTCGCCGCGTGCATGCCGATTGCCCAGGCGTCGTGGTTGTAGGCCAGCGCCGGATCGACCCCGAGCGCCTGTTTCAGTGCCTCGGAGGCACCGCCGCCGCCAGCGAACAGGTCGACGACGATCTCGCCGGGCCTGAGCGCGGACAGCTGCGGGGCGGGGAAGTTGAAGGAGCGGGATCCGTCAGCCATCAGGCAGCCCTCGCGAAGCGCCCGGCGCGGTCGCGGGCCTGGCGCATGGTGTGGGTGGGGACGTAGCGCCGGCGCGCGCGCTCGGCCGCGGCCTCGCGCTCACAGGCGATGCAGGCGTGGTGCAGGCCGTCGCGGCTGCGCCCGGGGCGCCGGTCCGGGTAGAACTCGGCGGCGGACTTCCAGCGGGTGCAGGTGCTGCAGGCCTTCATCCGCGTGCCTTCCGCTGTGCCTCGTCGCGCAGCTGCTCGAGCGTGTGGAGTCGGTTCCGGTCGAGCTGGCTCTGGTAGCCGCCCTGCGGCGCGCGGAACCGGAGCTGCTGCAGCGCCCAGTCCAAGGCGTCCAGCTTGTCCTGCGGGTGGATGTCGCTCATGGATGGTTCCTCGCCTTCGTGAGCAGCATGGAGGCCGTGGCTTGCGCCAGGCCGTATTTGCGAACTAGGTCGCGCGGCCGGAGGATCGCGAGCAGTGCGGGGCGATCCTTGAGCATGTCGACCAGCGCCGCGTTCCGGCGCTGCGGGTCGGAGATGCGCGCCAGCAGCGGCATGTCCGGTAGGTCCTCGGCGGATACGCCGCCCATGACCGAGCCGGGGAACCATCCCCAGCCGGTCGGGGCGTAGACCAGGGTGCTCATGCGGCCTTCTTCTGCGCGGCGCGGGCCGGCGCCGCCTCGACGATCTGCCCCAACTTCGTGCAGATGGCGGGCAGGTCGGCCAGCGCATAGAGCTTCGCCGCACGCTCGCTGCCAACCGGCTTGAAGCCGATGGACGCCAGGCCTTGGGCGGTGATCGATATCGGCGCGATCAGCTCGTTCAAATCACCGAGCTTGATGCGAGCCCCTGCCGGCGTGGGCGCAGCGCCGGCACTCGCAACGGACGCCACGGTGCTTCGTGCCGTGGCAACAGGCTCGGCCGCTGCGCTGGCCTCCGCGTCCGCTGGGGGGGTGGGGGGGGCCTTCTCGGCCTCGCGCGCCTGCGCCGCTTCGAGCTGCTCGCGCTCCAGCCGCTCGGCCTCTTCCTTTCGGATGCGCTCGCGCTCTTCCTCGAGGCGCTTGGCCTCCCGGGCCTCGAAGTCGGCGATGCGCGCGGCGACCAGGTTGCCGAGGTCCTCGGGCGACTTGCTGGCGCACAGCAGGATCCGGTCCGCGAACAGGCTGGCGTGGTCATCGTGCTTGGCGAGGATCGCCACGTTGGCGCGCACGCGCTCGGCGGTCTGGCTGGAGGCGATCTTCGCATTGGCCACCGTCGCGTCGACGGCGTCGCGCATGCTGGTGAACGACTTCTTGCCCTTGATGGCGGCGGCGAGGTCGGCGGTCAGCGTCGCCGGCAGCGGGATGGCGTGCTGACCGAGCGAGCTGTTGATCTGGTCCACGTGCGCGCGGACCGCCTCGCGGCCTGCGGTGAGGATCTCGGTCCGCACGGCCTCCTTCCGGGACTTCACCAGCTTGTCGAGCTCCAGGCGCTTGGCGCGCGCCTCCGCGCTGATGGCGTCGATCGTGCGGAACAGCTCGTCGATGCTGGCGGTCTGGCCCAGGGCATGCTGCTTCGCGGCCTTCAGCTGGTCCTCGATCTCGCCGCACCACTTCACGGTCTTCTCCGCGTCGGCGAAGTCCTGGTCCGTGGTGAGGTCGGTGCTGATGCCCTGGAACACCGCGATGGCGGCATCCTTCCACTGGTGGAGGTTCGACGCGGTCACCATGCCGGTGACCTCGATGTGCAGGGCAGGGAGCTGGTCGGGGGCGCGGCCGACGGCCTCGGGCGCCGCCGCGGGCTCGGTCTGATAGCTGTCGACGTCCAGGTCGAACTGCTCCCAGCCCGCGATGATCTCGGCGCGCAGTTCCGGGTCTGGGGTGTACCAGCAATGCCGCTCCTCGATCAGGTCGCCGGCGGCGTCCCACTTCGATGCCATGAAGAGCACGCGCTCGGCACCGGACACAAGGGCCTGCTGCTCCATCTGGACCCGATAGAGCTTCGGCAGGTCGGCCCCCGTGCAGCCGTCGACCATGGCGGCGCGCAGCTCGTTGTTGAGCGACTTGTGTTCCCACGCCGTGTCCTCGAGCAGGGTCAGGCCGTCGAAGCTCGCCGAGTAGATGCCGCCGTCGGCGACGCCCACGCACGGAAACAGCTCTTCACCGATGATCTCTTCGGCGAGCGTTCGTGCCCATGCCTCGAAGCGGTGGCCATCGTCGAATCGCTTCTGCGTCGCCGCGTCGACCTCGGGGACGATCCCAGTGGCGACTTCCCGGAGGAGGTCCTGGCGCGACTTGTACGGGCTGCAGCCGAGCATCGCCGGCGCATCGCTGGCGTTGTAATGCTGGGCGCGATGAGCATGCCATTCGGGGGTGCCCTGGGTGAGCTGGACGATCTTCATGCCTCGTCCTCCTCGCCACCGTCCGCGGTGAATTCTTCATCCTTCGGCGGGTTCCGGATCTCGTGGAGCTGCTTCTCGGTGAAGCGTGACTTCGTCTGCAGCACTGAGATCAGCTCGTCGGCGGTGCGCTTGCCGCTCTCGATGATTCCCCACCAGGTCGGGAGGTTTTTTTCGAAATCGGACTCGGAGTAGAGCGGCAGCTCGGTGTTGACCACTTTCGCGACGACGCGGTCCTGTTGCTGGGCCGGGGGCGCGTCCTCGAGCTCATCGGGTGTGTAGACGCCCAGCAGCGCCTCAGGGGCGTATCGTCGTGCCCACTGTCGCGTGCCACGGTAGACCAGCATGTCGTCGGGCTGCTTCTTCCACTGCTCGTTGCCGGTCTTCCAGTTAGCGACGGTGCCCTCGACTGTCTGGTCGACGCCAGCGCCTCGCGGACGACCGGTGACCTTGACGGCTCGGTTATCGCCAGTTCCGCTGAACTCGTACTTCAACCTGCCCTCGACAGCGCCCATGGCATACAGCGCGGCGGCGACGAGCTTGCCCTCGTAGCAGAGCTTCCCGTGGACCACAGACGTGGCCTGGGCGACGCTGGCCGCGTCCATACCCCAGCGCTGCGCCTGCATCACGATCAGCAGGCAGTCGCCTGGCTTTCCCTGCAAATGCGCCGGGATCAGGCTTGCCTTGGCCATCACGTCAGCCAGCTGCAGCGCATCGGCGATGGAGTTCGGGACCAGCGCGTTCATGCGCGACCCGGTGGATACCGGCGCTTGTACCGGAAGAGTGGCAATGGCGTTCATGGTGCTCCTTCGAATCTATGCAGGGACGCGCTCAGGCGGCGTCGGCGATGGGCGCGGAGGGCTTGGCCTCGACGCGCGTGTAGGGGTACTTCTCCGGGAACGGCTTGATGTGGGCGCCGAAGTGGCGGCCCTTGGACTCGGCCTCCTGGAAGGCGGCGAAGTCGTCCGCGGTGAAGTTCGCGTAGTGGTAGAGGCTGCTCGGCTCGCCCTTCCAGGTCTTGAAGCGGATGGCGAGCGTGTTGGTTTCGGGGTCGTGGCCGATGGCAGCGATCTGGCTGGAATCGACGTCGTTCAGGGCAATGCGGTTCATGGCGATGGTCTCGGCGGCGGCGGAAAAGGTCCCGGTAGCCCTCCGGGGCTGCGCCGGGCTGATCGTCTTTCGACTCCAGCGAGGGCAGCGGCTTTGCCGGGCGAGGGGGCGCCCGGGTACGCGCGTCAGGCGGCTTCGCGGGAGTCTTCGGGATCACCCTGGGCCTGGCGCTTGGGGGGAGTGACGGTGAGGCGCACGTCCTCGCGGACGAACGCTTCGCACAGCTCGCTGACTTCGTCCTGGCCGACGTTCGTCGAGGCCGTGAACGTCAGTTCGACGCTCCCGCCTTCCAGCGGCGCGACGACGAACTTCTTGAGCTTCACGTCGACCAGCAACAGCGGCTCGACGTGGTCCATCAGGCCGGCGATCTCGATCTCGTAGCCTTCGAACTCGTGCGACAAGCGCAGCGGCTCGATGGACGGGTGCTTCACCGCGACGAGCTGGTCGCCGCCGATCTCGGGGATATCCGGCTGTTCACCGCGCGACGGCTTGCGGAAGATGTCCTTCCTCAGCCCGGGCTCGAGCTGGTCGAGGATCGTGTTCTGCGCCCGCAGGCTCAGCTTGATGTCGGCCGCGAGCTCGCGCTCGTCGCCGTGCCGCTCGATGCGGGTGTTGAGGTTGACGAACGTGGCGTCGTGCTTGTCCAGGGTGAGCATGGGTGGTCCTCAGTGCTTGACGCAGGTGGAGAGCGCGCGGCGTACCGCATAGGCAGCCAGGCGCACGGGGTTGGGTTGCTGGCGCAGGTCCTTCGTGACCGGGCGCAGGCCGCGGCTGGCGTAGAAGCGGGCCCACGCTCGGTCACGCGCCACGGGATCGCGGAAGCGGTTCACGCGGCCGGCCTCGGGTAATCGCTCGATACGATGGGCTGGCGAAACACCCGCTTCGCCATGGCCACCGCGGCGCCGACGGACGAACCACCGGCCATCAGCCGCCTGGCCTCGGCGTGCGCAGCCCTGAGGGTCGCGGCGTTGGCGCCAACCGCCTTCGCGCGCTCGGACAGCGCGCCTCGCGCGGCGTTGAGGAAGCGCGGGTCGGAACCGATGGGAATCACGTTGCTCATGTCCTACTCCTCGTTCGATTGATTGACTGGGCACGCGTACGGCACCGGCGCCGCAGGGCACGCGATGTCGCTGATTCGGGGGGAGGGAAGGGCGCCTGGCGCGTTTCGCGGGTCGACCGCGGCGTTCAGCGCCGCCTGGAGGCGGCCGACGTCGGCGCGAGACATCGTCACGGACACCGTGGCGCCGCCGTCCTTGATCCAGAGCACTATCGATCCGAACTCGAGCTCGGCGTTGAAGGACAGGTGGCGGGGCTCGTCGCAGCCTATGTGGACGAGGCTGCTCATGAGAGGCACCTCGCGGCGATCAGGGCCAGGCTGGCGCCGAGCGCGATCCAGAAGCCGCGGCGGGCATGCCATTGGCTGGTGCTGGTCATGCCGCACCCCCGAGCACGCGCTGCATCGTCGCCCGCGCCTTCTCCCGACGCTCGTAGGCCATCTGCAGGTCGTGCTTCATCGCTGGGGTCTTGCGGTCGTAGCGCGCAAGCCGGGCGATGTTGGCCGTCTCCACCTGGTCGCGACGGAAGGCGATGCGCGCCTCGCGCAGCAGGGTGGCGGCGTCCTCGGCGACGCGGGGGAGGGTGGCCACGGCGCTCACGAGTCGAGCCCCTTGAGGACCTGGCCCAGTTCCGCGTCGGCCTGAGCAGCGCTCGCCAGCTCGGCGCGCAGGTTCAGCTCGGCAGTCGCCTCTTCGATCGTCAGGCCACGGTTGTTGACCAGGATGGCGGCGTGGATCTCGTCGCGCTGGTCGGCGTTCAGAAACTCCGGCTCAAGCGGCGGAAGGACTTCGGTGGCGTGTCGCATGCCCATCTCCCTGTCGGGGGCCCCGAAGTGGGGCGATGGGCTGATTGTTATGCGGAACCGGATAAGTAGTCAATCCGGAACGGGATAATTTCATACAAAAACCGACGAACGGTAGCTTCCGGCCTGAGCCGTTGGAGTCGGTACGTCTAGATTGCCGCCCTACCGGCTGCCAATTGCGTGGCGGCTACCTTGCTGTGAAAGGCATTGGTCAACCTTGTCTGGCAGATCGCCAACGGGTCCTTCCCAGTTGACCGCGCTGCCAGAAGGAAACGGCCAGAACTGCGTGAGGATCTTCTCTCCAGCCCTAAGCTGAGCCAAAAACTGGCGACCATCGTCCTCGTAACTCCTCGTGGTCACCTGCTCGATCCGAGCACGAAAGCTTACCGGCTCGTTCGTGTCGACTCGGATCTTTGAGATCGAACCCGGATAGGCCTTCCCCACAATGCTGAAGATCACCTCGCCATCCATCACTATCACCAGGAGCCCACCCTTTTCAGGAGCGGTAGGCGAAATCAGGCAAGAGGAAGAATTTGCCATGGGATCCACGCGACTTTCTGACTTCCAAAATACCTGCGCGTCAGTCTTGCTGTAGGACCCTTCAGGGCCGTCAGCATGCGCAAAAGAACTCATCGCGGCTACGGCTATGAGTAGCACCCATGGCGCTGCGGCATTCGTATTCATCTCAGCATCCCGATTCTCTGACCAGACCAGCCTCGTCGAATGCAATTCCCTCGATTCGGCACTCGCGTCCACGTTCCATCTTCTCCAGTAGTTGAGTGAGTTCCTTGTCGCTGAGACATTCCATCACGCCCATGACTTCCGCAGTTTCTTGGCGGATCAGCCAGTTCAGCCAGTACATGTTGCCCAGGTCGCGGATCCTTCCGTAGACGACGTCACGCTGTAAAGCATTGAGGCCTGGCGCGACTGTCGAACCGACGACACTGAGGTGTCGCACCTTCGCTCGGACCTTTCCACCTCGACTGGCTGCAATCTCCCGGGCAAGAGCCCTGATTTCCTGTTGATCCACCTTCTACCCCCTCGCTTTGGAACGAATCTCCGCGATCACCTTCTTGGCCACTTCGGGCAGGTCGGACGCTTCGGGGAGCCGGCTTCTGGCCTGCACCAGCATGAGCGCTTCGGCAAGGAAGTCTTCGTACTGCTCTTCCGACACTTTGTCGAGAGAGATGTCCCGCAAGTAATCCGCCACCTTGATCGCAAAACCGATCATGCGTCCGTTCAGTCCCGCTGGCTGAGACGAGGCAACGGGCCCCGCGGTCAGGTCCTTCGTCATGAGGTCCGACAGGGAGACGCCAAGGACCTGGGCGACTGGGGCGAGCATCTCCGGGTTGGGCTTCTTGATGCCGCTGGGCTTGTCCGGGTTCATGTACCGCTGCAGCCAGCTCTGCTGGATGTCGGCGGCGATAGCAATGCTGTTCAGCGCTCTGCCGTCGGCGAGGTGGAGGATGTTGCGTCGTATCTGATCCATATCCGCATGTTCATGGATACCGTTCGTCGGGCGATATTCGGATAGGGATTGCCAAGCTATCCGGAACGGGATAACTTTCCTGCCCATGACTCCCTCAGAAGCCATCGGGCACCTCAAACGCGCGCGCATGACCGAGGTCGCCATCGCGGCGGCCGTGGGGGCGCGTCAGTCCACGATCAACCGGATCGCCAACGGGCACATGAAGCCCAACTGGGAACTTGGCCAGGCGCTCGTCGCCTTGGCAAAGGCCACGGAGATCCCGCCGGCCAACGACGGGCAGGACCTTCCCAATGCCGCGTGAAGACGCCCCAGCTACCGTCGCCAAGCGCCGGATCCATCCCACTGCGCAAAGGCAGGAGCAGGCCTTGGCCCGCTCCCGTGCAGCGCAGATGGTTGCCGTCAACGCGTTCTTCGACCGAGTTGCTACGGCACTTGGCGTTGAACTCGAGCAATCGTCTGGCTCGCCGTCACATTGCCCGGACTGTGGGCCATCAACTGCTGAACAAGGATCTTCGCCCGCTGAAACAGATCTCGGCGCTGATCTTGGGGAATTGCCTTGATGGTCTCGACCATCAATGCCTCGAGTGCCATCAGGTGCCCCTGGAGGGCGTCGAACCGCTGGTGCTCTGAGTTTGGATCGATGTTCATGTCCGTCTCCGGTCAGTTGGTTGGGTCGCACCTCCAACTGTACCGGCAGGCGGGCGCCCGCACTTCCTGAATCCATCGGCTCGATCCTTCGGGGTCGGGCCTTCATTACGCCCTGATGGGCTTGGCAACAGAAGGCAACGCATGGCAACCGATGGAAACCAAAAGGTGCTGAAGCTCGTCTGGGGCGTCCACAACGCCCCGAAGGACGCGCCGGACAAGGTCGTCCGCCAGTGTGAGAGCGAAGCGCAGGCCCTGGCCGTGGCGATCGCTGCCGGGCACCACAAGCTGGCCTATGTCGCGGCCTCGGTGGGGGTGTCCGTGGCCTACCTGTCCCGCCTGCAGAACGGCAAACGCCCCATTCCCGAGAAGCTGGTCGGCCCGCTGTGCTCGGCGACCGGCTCCAACCTCCTGCGCCAGTACCTCGACCTGCAGCGCGCCATCGAAGGCGTGAGCGAGGTCGACCGTCTGGCCCGCCTGCTGAGAGAGGCCGCCTGATGCGCCACAACGCCGCCGCCCACCACCCGACCCGGGAAACAGCCCGCATCCGCTGGCCGCGCAACGCGACCGAGCGCGCCATCCAGGCGGTCATCTTCAACTGGCACATCGCCGGGATCCTGCAGGAACTGCGGAGGGGTGGCTGATGGCCAGGATCCGCACCATCAAGCCGGAGTTCTGGACCAGCGAACAGGTCATGGACCTTTCGCCGAGCGCGCGATTGCTGTTCATCGGACTCTGGAATTTCTGCGACGACGCCGGCATCCATCCGGCCAGCACGAAGCGACTAAAGGCCGAAATCATGCCCGCGGACGACGTGCGTTCTGAGGATGTTCGGCGAATGATCGACGAATGCATAGGCGTCGGACTGGTTCGTGAGTACGAAATCGACGGAGAGCCTTACTGGGCGGTCACCGGCTGGCATCACCAGAAGATCGACCAGCCGTCGTACAAGTACCCGAATGAGGATGGAACGGTTCCAGAAGGTCCGGCAAAACGTCGTCAGGCGAGCAAATCTAAGAAGGGATCGCAGAGTGATCGTCGAACGCTCGGCGAACGTTCACCCCCGGAAGGGAAGGGAAGGGAAGGGAAGGGAGAGGAAGGGAAAGAGCAATCCTCCCTTCGGTCGGATTCGTCCCCGCCGCTGGCGCTGAGCGGCGACCCCTCGCCACCTGCTGACCTCAAGGCTCGCCAGGCCTCGAGGATCAAGCAGATCGCCGAGCAGGCCCAGGAGGCCTACAACCGGATCCTCGCCAAGCCGCAGGGGAACCTGCCGAAGTGCACGATCCTGAACCGTCCGAGGTTGAAGGCGGTCGAGAAGGCGATCCCGACCTGCAGGCAGATTTGCCGCGACCTCTACGGCAGCGACCGCGTGACCCCGGAGTTCTGGAGCGACTACTTCGAGGAGGCGAGCCGCGACGACTTCCACGCCGGTCGCAAGCCAGGCGGCCCGGGCCATGAAGGCTGGTCGCCGGACTTCGAATACCTGCTCCGTGACGGCGTCATGGCGAAGCTGTTCGACCGCGCGCAGAGCGAAGGGGAGGCCGCTGCATGAACGCGATGATCCGCGACGAGCGCCAGGAGAACCGCCACGCGGACCTGGTCCAGCTGCGCTTGCCGCCGCAGGCGATCGAGGCCGAGCAGGCGGTGCTGGGCGCGCTGATGATCAAGCCCAAGGCCTGGGACGAGGTGTCGGACCTGCTCACCGCCGACAGCTTCTACCGCCGGGACCACCGGCTGATTTGGGAAGCGATCGAGACCCTGCACAAGGCGCGCAAGCCGTTCGACGCCATCACGCTGGGCGCGTGGTTCGAGGACATGGGCTTGGGCGAGCAGGTCGCCGGCGGCGCCTACCTGATCGAACTGGACAGCACCACACCGTCGGCCGCCAACGTGCGCGCCTACGCCGAGATCGTTGCCGAGAAGGCAATGCTGCGCAGGATGATCGACGTCGGCACCGACCTGGTGAACGACGCCTACTCGCCGGAGGGGCGGCCGTCGGTCGAACTGATCGGCCAGGCGCAGACCCGGATTGGCTCGCTGATGGAGAACGAACCCTGCGACCTCGAGCCGGTCCAGTCGGTCATGCAGCGGGTCTTCGACAACCTGCAGGACCGGCACCAGCGCGACACCGAGATCCACGGCCTCAGGACGGGCATCGATGACCTCGACCGGCTGCTGGCCGGCATCCGACCCGGCCAACTGGTGATCCTCGCGGCGCGGCCGAAGATGGGCAAGACGACCCTGGCCCAGAACATCGCCGAGCACTGCGCGATCGAACAGAAGCAGCCGGTGGCCGTCTTCACCTTCGAGATGAGCCCGGAGGAGTTGGGCGACCGCATGCTCTCGTCCCAGGGAGGCGTCGATGGCAACCGCGTGCGCTCCGGTCAGCTCGATGATGTCGACTGGGCGAACGCCGACCGGGCGGTGAAGCGGCTCCGCGGCGCCTCCCTGCTGATCTCGCGGCCGCGAAGTGCGCGGGTCGAGCACATCGTCGCCCAGGTGCGCCGGCAGCATGCGCGCCAGCCGCTGGGCCTGGTGGTGATCGACTACCTGCAGCTGATCGAGGTGCGGGGCGACAACCGGTCCGCGGCGTTCGGCGACGTCACCCGGGCACTGAAGCTGATGGCCGTCGAGCTGGGCGTCCCGGTGATCCTGCTGTCGCAGTTGAACCGCGGACTGGAGTCCCGGAACGACAAGCGACCGGTGCCGGCCGACCTGCGCGACTCCGGCGCGATCGAGCAGGACGCCGACGTCGTGATCTTCATCTACCGCGACGAGGCCTACGACAAGGCGACTCGTTACCGCGGCACCGCCGAGATCATCGTCGCGCTCCAGCGCAACGGGCCCAGTGGCGACGTCCGCGCCAAGTACCAGCCGGAGCTGTTCCGCTTCAGCAACCTGCCGATCGACTGGGAACCGGCGCCGCTGCCGGAATCGGATGGGGAGGGCGGCACGCGCCGGCGCGGCTTCCGCAAGGTGAAGGGTGGGAACGCGGCCGCCGACCGCGCGGCGGGTGACGAATGAGCCTCACCTCAGCCCAGAAGAAGATCCGCGCCAAGCGCGCACGCCGGCCCATCTACGTCACCTGCATGCGACTGGTCGACCCGAGCACCGGCGTCGAGTACGGCGCATTCGTCCCGTCGCACCCGATCGATCAGCGCTTGGCCAAGGAACGCGGATTCCGCGTCGGCCGCGAGTACCGGGCAGAGATCAAGCAGGCGAGGGAGGGCTGGCAGCACCGGCTCATCCACAAGATCGGCCAGCTGATGGTCGACAACGTCGACGGCTGGGAGGACCTGCGTAGCCACGACGCGGTGAAGCGGCTGCAGCGCGAATCCGGGACCTGCTGTGAGGAGCTGGAGATCGACGTGCCTGGTGTCGGCGGGCTGATGGTCAAGCAAGCCGAGAGCCTGGCATTCGATGAAATGGAGCAGGACCGGTTCGAGCAGCTGTTCGACGGCATCACAGAGCACATCGGGAGCAACTACACCCAGGTCCTGCTGGATGACGTTCGCGCGGAGTTCTGGAACATGGCCGGCACGCGGAGGGCTGCCTGATGCACAGCAAGAACAAGCGCCCGATGACGAAGGCCGAGCGCGCCCACGTCGACCGAGTCAGGCAGCTCCCGTGCTCCGTGTGTGGCGCGAGCGGTCCGAGTGAGGCACACGAGCCCGTTCAGGGCTTCTGGTTCATCTCGATCGCTCTGTGCGCCGACTGCCACCGCGGCAGCGTCAACGGCCTGCACGGCCAGCGGGTCATGTGGCGGGTCCACAAGCTGGACGAGTGGGGCGCGCTGAACATCACCATCCGAAGACTGGAGGAAGCGGCATGACGCTGAAGTTCATGGGCCGCGAGTTCGACGGGCCCTATGCGTTCCGCCAGGCCTTTCCGGCCTTCGCCGCGCCCGACGCGGTGCGGGCGGTGCAGGCCGGCTGCCAGTCGCCCACCGAAGTCGAAATCTACTGCTGGCGTCGCCGGCAGAAGAGCTACCAGAAGGCGCGCGACGGCGCACACAAGAGCCCATTCCGCGAGACGTTGGCGAACCTCGCGAAGGCACCGAAGCGGAGGAGCAAGGCATGACCATGCGAGTGACATTCGGCATCGACCCAGGCCTGACCGGCGCGGTCGCAGTACTGCTGGACGGAGAGCCCGGCCCGCTGATCGACATGCCCACGCGGGAGGTCGGCGATTGGGGAGAGGTAGATGCGCAGCAGCTTGCGCTGTTCCTGCGTGATCAGCGAGCCGCGCACCCCGGCGCCTACATCAGCGCGTGCGTGGAGAAGGTGGGGGCGAGGCCGGCGGACGGCGGCACCAGCGCGTTCCGATTCGGTGAAACCGCGGGAAAGATCAAGGGGGTCCTGGAGGCCCTGGGCATCCCGTACTCGCGCGCGATCCCCGCCGTGTGGAAGCGCGGCATGGGTCTGATCGGGACGGAGAAGGACGCGGCACGACTGCTGGCGATCCGGCGCTTCCCTGGAGCCGCGGACAGGCTGAAGCGGAAAAAGGATGGCGGCAGGGCGGACGCGCTGCTGATCGCGCTGCACCACGAGAACACTCAGCTGCAGGGGAGGGCGGCGGCATGACGGCTGAGAAGCCGCGCCGGCGGTCGAAGGTGCAGGTCAAGTTCCGTCTGCCGAAGGCCACGCACGAGGCGCTGACAGCGATCGCCGCTGCGCGTGGCCTCAGCCTGACCGAGGTCATCAATGGGGCGGTGGACGCGTATGTGCATCCGGTGAAGCGACGCATCCGCCAATGGCCGATGCCACCAACGGATCACGCCGCATGACCCTGAACCCCGACAACCTGAGTCGGCCCGAATCGTTCGTTATGGCCCGACAGGCGAAGCGCTACCGCGCCGCGCTGCGTCGCCGCGGGCTGTGCGCGTTCTGCACCTGCAGGGTCGTGACCTTCGGGGTCGTGCACTGCCGCGGCAATGAAAGCCGCCAGCGCGGCATGTGCCAGGACGATGGCCGTCTGCCCCAGTTCCGCCTGGACGACACCACGCTCGAGGAGTTCCGTGATGCGGCATGAGGGGAGGTTTCCATGAGCCAGACCGATGCGTTCGGCGCCTACGTGCGCACGCGGCTCGAGGGCTGGGGCCGCGAGTTCGCGCTCCACCGCGACTGCGAATACTTGGGCCACCAGTCGAAGAACATGCTGCAGGTGCTGATCGAACACCGCGGCGAGATGCCGGGTCGAGTGACTGGGTTCAAGCCAATCGAGGTCAATCAGGAAGCGCTCCAGATTGAGTTCATCGTGTCGGACATGGCCAGGACCCAGCGCGAATTGGCGTGCGTGCTGCGCGGCTACTACTGCGGCAGCGGCCGGAAGAAGCACGAGCGAAGGGACACAGCGAACCAGCTCCTGCAGGCCGTGGGTAGCACGCCGGTATCGGCTCGCCACTTCCTGACCTTGCACGACGTGGGGTTTGCGCACGTACGGGGCGTGCTCGTGGGATTGGCCATCGCCGCTTGACAGGTGCGCACCTCTACCGTAGTTTTTCAGCCACTGTGGGGTATTTGCCCCATGACGAAGCCCTGACCTAACCGGTCGGGGCTTTTGCGTTTCAGGCCGGCGGCGGCCTGGCCCGGGCGGCGGATCCCATGAAGACCGACCTGCCCGGGCACCCTACCGAGGACCCGCGATGCTCCCCTCAGCCCGTCAGATCTTCGAGGCGGTGGGATGCTCGTGGGCGACTGCCCAGCGCTTCGAGGAGCCGATCCGCGAGGCGTGCAGGCTGTACCAGATCAACACCCCGGCGCGGGTCGCGGCGTTCCTTGCCCAGACCGGTCACGAGTCGATGAGCCTGTCGCGGACCGTCGAGAACCTGAACTACAGCGCCGCGGGGCTGCTGGCGACGTGGCCCAGCCGGTTCACCAGGCAGATGGCCGAGGACATGGCCCATAAGCCCGAGGTCATCGCCAACCACGTCTACGGCGGCCGTCTCGGCAACGACACCGCCGGCGACGGCTGGCGCTACCGCGGCCGGGGCCTGATCCAGGTGACGGGCGAGGTGAACTACGAGGCGATCACCGAGGCGCTGCACGAGCGCATGCCGACCGTGCCGGACCTGGTGCTGAACCCGGAGAAGCTGGAGGAGCCCTTGTGGGCCGCCCTCAGCGCCGGCGCCTACTGGGACGACCACGGCCTGAACGAGCTGGCGGACCTGGGCCGCTTCGACAAGATCACCACGCGGATCAACGGGGGCCAGCACGGCAAAGCCGACCGCCGGGCCCGCTACAGCCGCGCGATGCGCGTGTTCGCGCACTGAGGCATGCCGATGGAAGTCCAAAGGGAAGGCGACGGGCACTGGCGCTTCGCACTGGGGCCCGTCGAGAAGTGGATCGTGGCAGTAGCTGCCAGCGTGCTGGTGTCCGGCGGCCTCTGGTTCGCCAACAGCCTGACGACGCGCCTGGACAGGCAGACCGAGCGCCTGCAGGCCGTGGTGACGCAGCAGGCCGTCACGAACGGGCAGATCGCGACGCTGTCGGCGCAGCTGGCCGACGTGCCGGCGCTGACCCGGGAGATGGCGCAGGCGAAGGTCCAGATCGACCGCAACACCCAGGACATCAAGGAACTGAGGCAGACGAGGGGCCTGAGATGAGCGAGCAGCGTTTCGATTTCACGAAGGTCATGCGCCGGTTGTCGACCTGGCTGGGCCTGGCCTCGGCCTCGGCCACCTCCGGCCTCGCGGCGTACGCGCTGCTGAACGAGGCCGCGCAGGCGGCGTTCCCGCAGTGGGCGCTCGCCGGCATGGGCCTGGTCGCGGTGGTCTCGGCCATCCTGATCCCGGTCGCCACCAGCTTCAGGCAGAAGGGCCTGCCCTGATGGGCCCTGGCGCGATCATCCAGGCCGTCGTGGCCAGCGCAATCGCGCTGCTGCTGTTCTTCGGCGGGCGCTCTTGTGGCGCCGCCTCGGTGTCCGACGACCGCGCCGAGCTGAAGGAAACCCTCAGCGCGTGCGATGCGCGGGTGGATAGCCTCGAGACGAGCCTGACCGAGATGGTCGCCATGTACGACGATGCCAACGCCGCGACGGAAGCCGCCGAGGAGAAAGCCGAGGCCTGGCGCATTCGCGCCGACGATGAGGCCAAGCTCGCCGCGGATGGAAGGCGCCGGCTGCAGGCAGAGATCCACGCGCGCGACGAAGAGCTCGCCGAGTTCAAGAAGGACCCCACCTGCCGGGCCCAACTGGAGGCACGACTGTGCGCAGCGCTGTACTGATCGCGATCGCCCTCATGGCCGGCTGCCGCAGCTGCCCGGACATCAAGGTGCCCGAGCTGGTCCGTGTGCCGGTGCCGACCATGGTGCCGGTGCCGGCCGAGCTGACCGAGCCTTGCGCGCAGGTGGCCAAGCGGGACAACACCGTAGGCGAGGCCGTGCGGCTGGCCAACGCCCGCAAGGCTGCGCTTGAGGAGTGCTCTAAGCGTATGAGCCAGATCCGTTCACTGGGCACCGAGGTGAAGCCATGAGCCTGACCGATCGACTGAACCGCATGGAGGCCACCATCCGCCAGCAGGGCCAGCAGTTGGCGGAGCTGGCGCAGCTTGTGCAGCACCTATTCAACATGCGGCTGGACATGGGCGAGGCCATGCCCGAGGACGATGAGCTCGAGCCCGAGCGCGACCTGGATGGCAACGTGTACGGGCGCGAGCGCGACCAGAGCCAGAGCCTCGATGGGTAGGCTCACCACCCTCAAGCCTCGTGTCGCCACGCTCGGCGATCGCCTGCAAGCCCCGGCAGAGCAGAACGGCTACGGGCAGGGACGAGGCGGCCGGCCTTGGCGCAGGCTCAGGGCCCAGGTCCTGAAGCGCGACGGGTTCATGTGCCAGTGCGAGCAGTGCCAGGGCCGCGTCCTGATCGCCCACGAGGTGGACCACATCACGCCGGTGTTCGAGGGCGGCACCGATGACCCGAGCAACCTGCGGGCCATCAACCGCGACTGCCACAGCCTGAAGACGCAGGCAGAGGCTAAGCGGGCACGAGGCTGAACGGGGGGGCGGGGCGAAAGTTCAGGCAGCCCTTCGCCGGACACCCGCCGCCCACTCACGCAGAGGTTTTTTCTTCGCCCGAGATTTCGGGCTGAACAGGATTTATGCGCAAGAACTCGAAACCCGGCCGACCGGCCTACAAGCCGACTCCGGTGAGCCGGAGAAAGGTCACGAATGCGGCGGCCGGCGGCATGTCGCACGAGGAAATCGCGATCGCGCTGGGCATCTCGCGCAACACGCTGGAGAAGTACCACGCAGCCGACCTGTCGAACGGCGCGCTCAGCCGGCGGATGGAGGTGCTCGACGCGATGGCTCGAACTGCTCTGAAGGGCAACGTCTCGGCGCAGAAGTCGTTCCTGGCAATGACGCCGACGCTCGCCGCGCCGCCGGTGGACAAGGAGAAGCCGGTCGGGAAGAAGGAGCAGGCCAACCGTGACGCGGTCACCGCGGCGGATGGCACCGAGTGGAGCGACCTGCTGCCCGACGGCGTGACGCCGATCCGACGCCAGGCCTGACGCGATGGCGTGGGACCTGAGTTGTCGTGACTGGTGGTCGCGGTTGCAGGCAGGTCGATCACTGGTGCCGGGGCTGCCGCTGTGGACTGCGGAAGCCGAGCGGGCCGTCCGGGTATTCAACAAGCTGCGCCTGGCCGACGTTCCGGGAACGCCGACGATGGAGGAGGCCGGAGGCGAATGGTTCCGCGACATCGTCCGTGCCATGTTCGGGTCGGTCGACCCTGCCACGCGCGAGCGGATGATCCGGGAGCTGTTCGCCCTGGTCCCGAAGAAGAACAGCAAGACCACCGACGGCGCGCTGCTGATGGTGACCGCGCTGCTGCTCAATCAGCGGCCCCGGGCTGGCTACGTGATGACGGCACCGGTACAGGACGTGGCGCAGCTGGCGTTCGACGCTGCAGCTGGCGCGATCGAGTTGGACCCGGTGTTGGACAAGAAGCTGCACGTCCGCCACCACCTGAAGACGATCATCCACCGGGAGACGAAGGCGGAGCTGGAGATCATGACGTTCGACCCGTCGGTGCTGACGGGCCAGAAGATCAGTGGCGGGGCGCTCATCGACGAGTTGCACGTGTGCGCGAAGATGGCCAAGGCGCCCAAGGCGCTGCGCCAGATCCGCGGCGGCATGCTGCCGTTCCCGGAGGCGTTCCTCGCCTTCATCACCACGCAGAGCGACGAGGCCCCGGTCGGGATCTTCGCCGACGAGTTGCAGAAGGCCCGTGACATCCGGGACGGCAAGCGCGAGGGCGCGATGCTTCCGGTGCTGTTCGAGTTCCCAAAGGAACTTCAGGAGTCGAAGGATCGGAAGTGGGAGAGCCCCGCGCTCTGGCCGCTGGTGACGCCGAACCTCGGGAAGTCGATCACGATCCAGCGCCTGCAGTCGGACTATCAGGAGGCGAAGGACACCTCGGAGGTCGAGCTTCGCATCTGGGCTTCGCAGCACCTGAACCTCCAGATCGGCGTCGCGCTCCACGCCGCGGCATGGGCCGGCGCCGAGTACTGGGAGGCTCAGAGCGAGCTAGGAATCACGCTCGAAGAGTTGCTGGAGCGGTGCGAGGTCGTCGACGTCGGCATCGACGGTGGTGGCTTGGACGACCTGCTCGGGCTGGCGGTCGTCGGCCGGGACAAGGAGACGCGCGACTGGCTGGTGTGGAGCCGCGCCTGGGCGCACCCGTCCGTAATGGAACGGCGCAAGGCCGAGGCTGAGCGTTTCAACGACTTCGCCTCAGACGGCGACCTGGTGCTGGTGCAGCAGATCGGCGAGGACGTCGAGCAGGTGGCGGACATCGTCGCCCAGATCGAAGAGTCCGGCCTGCTGGACAAGGTAGGAGTCGACCCCGCGGGGCTCGGCGCAATCTTGGATGCGCTGGAGGAGGCCGGCGTTCCGAAGGACAAAGTGGTAGGCGTGTCGCAGGGCTGGAAGCTCACCGGCGCGATCAAGACGGCCGAGCGGAAGCTCGCCGAGGGCACGCTGTGGCACGCGGGGCAACCGCTGATGGCGTGGTGCGCAGGTAACGCGAAGGTCGAACCGAGGGGCAACGCGATCGTGATCACGAAGCAGGCTGCCGGCACGGCGAAGATCGACCCGCTGATGGCAATGTTCAACGCGGTGACGCTGATGTCGCTGAACCCAGCGGCGGCGCCGTCGATCGACGACTTCCTCCGGAGCCCGGTAATCGCATGAACAGCACGATCCTAGTCGTGATGCTGCTGCTGGTGCTGGGCCTCGGCCTCGCGGTCGCGGGCGTCTACTTGCTCGCCGGCCCCGGCTGGGCACTGCTGACGGCTGCCTCCGGCCCCCTCGGACTCGCGAGCGTCATCTTGCGAGGTGCTCGCCGTGGGTGACTTGGCAACGGCAATCGCTCGTGGACTGGAGCCTGAGCAGCGGGCGACCGGACCAGGCGGCGTAAAATCTGCACTGTTGAACTGGTTTGGCTTCCGGTTCACCGACTACTCGCAATGGGCCGCGTTCTATGGTCGCGAGGCGGCGACCGGCGAGCGGGTTACCGCTGAGCGAGCGATGCAGCTGGCCGCGGTGTATCCGTGCGTCCGGCTCATCTCCCAGCGCATCGCGACCCTGCCGCTAAACCTTTACCGGATGACGGAGACCGGACGGCAGTTCGAGCGCAAGCACCCGCTCAACCGGCTGCTGCGCATGAAGCCGAACGCCAGAATGATCGCCCCGGTCTTCTGGGAGGCGGTCTATTCGTCCATCCTGCTACAGCGCGGCGCGTACCTTGAGCCGAAGCGCCAGGGCGCCGGCGGCATGTCGTCGATCGAGTTTCTCCATCCATGCCGGATCGCCCGGCACGGGGACAAGTACAAATACACCGAGCGCGACGGCACCACGCGCGAGATCGGGGCCGACAAGGTCTGCTACATCCCGGCCTTTACGACCGATGGGGAGAACGGCAGGAGCGTCATCGAGCACGGCATCGAGGTCATGGGCCTGGCGATGGCAGCGGACAAGGCTGCCGGCAACACCTTCCGCCGCGGCCTGATGCCGACGACCTACTTCAAGTTCCCGAAGATCCTCAACCCCACGCAGCGAAATGATGCGCGCGAGCTAATCGAGAACCGGATCTCCGGCGCCGTCAATGCGGGTAAGCCGGCCATCCTCGAAGCCGAGATGGACGTCGGCACCATCGGGATCAACCCGAACGACGCGCAGCTGCTGGAGTCGCGCAACGTCTCGGCGGAGGAGATCTGCAGCCTGTTCGGCGTGCCCCCGACGATGATCGGCCGTGGCGACAAGGCCTCCTCCTGGGCGAGCTCGTCGGAGAACCTGAACCTGTGGTTCCTCGCCTACACGCTGATGCCGTGGATGAAGCGGGTCGAGACGGCGATCTGGGATGCGTTCCTGACGCCGGCTGAGCAGGTCGACCTGTACGCCGAATACAACTTCGAGGGGCTGCTGCGCGGCGACAGTGCGGCGCGCCAGGCCTTCTACGCCTCGGCGCTTCAGAACGGCTGGCTCAGCCGGAACGATGTACGGCGACTCGAGAACCTTCCGCCGATTCCGGGCGGCGACATCTACACCGTGCAATCGAACCTTGTCCCCATCGAACAGCTCGGCAATCAGGACGCCGGGGCGAGCGTGCGCTCCGCCCTGATGAACTGGCTGAAGCAGGAGGAAGCCGCATGAACACCAGGCACATTGAACGAAAGGACGGCGCCCCGAAGCTGAAGCACTTGGCTCTGCCTTTCGAGGTGAAGAGCGTTGACGCTGAGGGCCGGTTCTCTGGCTACCTCGCGGTCTTCGGCAATCGTGACGCCTACGGCGACACGATCCGCAAGGGCGCATTCAAGGCGACGCTGAAGGATCACGCAGCGAAGGGCCGGAAGGTCGTGATCCTCTGGCAGCACCGGTGGGATATGCCGCTCGGCGTGTTCGACGTGCTGAAGGAAGACGACACGGGACTGTATGTCGAAGGCCAGCTGCTCGTAGCCGATGTGCGACAGGCGGCTGAGGCGCACGCGCTCATGAAGGCCGGCGCCATCACCGGCATGTCGATCGGCTTCGAGACCGTCGGCTACAAGGTCGACAAGGACGGGAATCGCGAGCTCACGGAAATCCGACTCTGGGAAGGCTCGATCGTGACCTTCCCTGCGAATGAAGAGGCGCGGATCGATGCCGTCAAGTCAGCACTGGAGGCCGGCAACCTGCCGACCGTCCCAGAATTCGAGAAGTTCCTGCGCGAGGCAGGCTTCTCGAAAACCCAGGCCGTCGCCATCGCCAATGGCGGCCTGGTGAAGTTGCTCCGGAGTGAGTCCGGCAACACCGAGGCGAAGAACCCGGTCAGCTCTGCGCTGGCCATCCTTCGAAGCAACTAAGGAAACCTCCCATGAAATTCGATTCCCGCTGGGCCATGTGGGCCCTGGTGGCGGTGGCACTCGCCTGCGTGATGGCGTTCGATGCTTCCGCTGGTTACCTGATCGCGCCGGCCGCTGCCGTTGCCTTGGACGACCTGCCCGAGCTCGCGAGCGAGTTCAAGACGGCCGTCAAGGATTTCGACGCCAAGGCGAACAAGCTTTCCGAGGCGATTGCCAAGGCCGATTCCGACGTCAAGGAGCACGGCAAGGTGCTGGACGAGACGAAAGGCTTGATCACCGAGCTCGGTAACAAGCACGAGCAGGCCGAGAGGGAGTTCGAGGCCCGTCTCCACGCGCTCGAGCAGATCCGCAATGCAGCGAACGACGACCCCGAGCAGCGCAAGTCGCTCGGCGAGATGTTCGTCGAGTCCGACGCCCTGAAGCAGTTCGCATCGAAGGGTCGCCACAAGGGCATGTCGGCGCCGATGGAGCTGAAGGACATCACCTCGGTCGAGGCCTCGGCTGGTGATGGCATCTGGTCGTACCGCGACCCCGACATCGTGTCGGACCCGTACCGGCCGCTGATGCTGCGCAGCCTGATCCCGACGGTGCCGGTGAACTCCAACCTGGTCGAGTGGGTGCAGACCAACGTCCGCACGAACAATGCCGGCCCGGTGTCGGAGACCGGTACGAAGCCGAAGTCGGACCTGACGTTCGACAAGAAGCAGTCGGCGGTGAAGAAGATCGCCCACTACTTCAAGACCTCGTCTGAGGTTCTCCAGGACATGCCGCGTCTGCAGGCCGAGATCAACACCGAAGGCTTCGAGATGCTGCGCCAGGAGGAGGAGGACCAGCTGCTCGAGGGCGACGGCACCGGCGAGAACCTGCTCGGCCTGATTCCGCAGGCCACGGGGTTCGACTACGGCCTGGTCAACTCCGGGGACACCCGGGTCGACGTGCTGCGTCGGGCGATCCTGCAGGTTCGCCAGTCGTTCTACTCGGCCAGCGGCATCGTGCTGAACCCGGCCGACTGGGCGGCGATCGAGCTGATGAAGGACGGCGAGAATCGCTACCTGTTCAGCTCGGTCACCAACGGCGCCGAACCGCGCCTGTGGCGCCTGCCGGTGGTCGAGTCGGATGCGCTGGCCGAGGGCGAGTTCCTCGTCGGCGCCTTCCGCCAGGCCGCCACGATCTACGACCGCATGGTCGCGGCCGTGTTCGTGTCGACGGAGAACGAGGACGACTTCATCAAGAACATGGTCTCGATCCTGTTCGAAGAGCGCCTCGCGCTCGCGGTGAAGCGCCCGCTGGCCTTCGTCCACGGCAACCTGTCCGGCCAGTCGGCGTAAGCCTCTGAGCTCTGTGTCACTCGCGGGGCCGGTCTTCGGGTCGGCCCTGCTTCTTTGAGGTGATCCCATGAAACAAGCAATCTCGAAGGCGGCCTTCCGGCGCGCCGATACGGGTGAGCGCGTTCGTCGCGGGCAGGCAATCAAGGGCGACGACAAGTACATCGACGATCTGGAGCGGGGCGGTCTTGTCTACGGCACGAAGGCAAAGCCAGGCGCGCCGGAGGAAAAAGGCAACCCTTCGAAGGCCGCTGGCGGGGCGAAGAAGTCGTCTGCATCGCAAGCGGCCCAAGCCTCAACCAAGAAGACTGCGAAGCCGTCCGCCGGTGGCGAGAAGGCGGACAAGGCCGACGAGTAATCGTCACGAACACGACGTTCCGGCTCTGCCCTTGGGCTGACGTATTGTTCGCGATGGACGGTGATTGGTGGAAGGTCCACCACGCAGAGGTCGCCACTACCTTCACTGGGGAGCGGCTTACCTGCAGTAGCGCTGTCACGCGACTCGGGCTCCGCCAGCTGAAAGTCAACGGTCGAGCGTTCAATCCATTCGGCAACAGCGGGGCAGGGGCAATCGTGCTGGCGAAGCTTTTCGGCGCGGGTCGAATCCTGCTTCTGGGTTACGACTGTCAGCACACCGGCGGACGCACTCACTGGCACGGCGACCACCCTCCGGGTACTGCCGGCAATGCAGCACCCAAGACCGTGCGGAAGTGGCCTGGTCAGTTTCGGCAGGTGCGACAACACATGGGCCGGATCCCGGTCATCAACGCGACTCGCGAGACGGCGCTGGACGTCTTCCCGCGGGCTGAACTGGAGCAGGTGCTGGCATGAGCTATGTCACTTTGGCTGAGGCGAAGAAGCACCTGCTGGTGATCCACGACGATGACGACGAGATCATCCAGCAGTACATCGACGCTGCCGAGAGCTACGCGGCCGGGTACATGAATCGTGCATCGATCGCGGACGAGCAGGAGTGCCCTTGGCTTTTCGCCGACGGATGTGTGAGCTCCTCGTCGTCGTCTGAGCCGCTGGGCGAAGTCCCGGCGGGCGTGAAGCAGGCGGTCCTGCTGCTGGTGGGCGAGTACTACGAGAACCGGACGCAGGGTGTCACCGGGACGATCTACTCGAAGATGCCTGCGGTGGAGTCGCTGCTGCACCAGCACCGGGTAGGCCTGGGAGTCTGACGTGCTGAACCCGGGACGCCTGCGACATCGCATCACCTTCCAAGAGCTTTCGAGCGAGCGGGACAGCGAGGGCGTGCTGCAGGAGTTCTGGCAGAACGTCTGGCTCGACAGCGAGACGGAACTGGCCAACGTGCCGGCCGAGGTGCTGACCGGACCCGGCCGTGAGTTCAGCGCCAGCGGCGCAGTGCAGGCGGAGGTCGCGGCTCGTATCACCTGCCGGTGGTTCCCTGGCCTGCAGCAGTCCTGGCGGATACTGTGGGACGGGGAGGAGTTCGGCATTGGCAGCGTGGAGGTCGACCGCACCGCGCGCCGCGAGTACCGGATGAAGTGCACCGCTGGGCCGTCGGCTGGCCAATGAGGATTCTCCTGGCCGCCAAGCACGCGCCGCTCGGGCGCCGGCAGATCGGCGGCGTGCAGAGCTGGTGCACGACGGTCGCCGCGTTACTGGGGCGGTTGGGTCACTCGGTTGCCATGTGGGGGCCTGAGCTGCCCGTCCCGCGCGACCGGTTCGACCTGGGCATCATGGCAAACCTCGGCGACACCGCGCCGGCGGCTGGGCTCTGCGACCGAGTGCTGAACGTCTGCCACGGCATCATCCCGGCAGAGGCACCGGTCGGTGACCGGGTGGTGTTCACGTCCGAGGGTATCCGCGACCACTGGAACGGCTCGGGGCCGGTGATCCGGCAGCCGATCAACCTGGACTTCTGGAGTCCGGCTGTCGTGGTGCGCGAGAACCTGACCCGGTTCAGCTATCGCGGCGGGCTCGGCTTCCTGCCGGCGGTCGCCGCGGACCTGAGCCTGCAGTTCCGGCACGTCCGGGACCTGGGCGGCGTGGAGCTGCGGCACATGCTGCGGCGCTCTGTGTGCGTGCTCGCAACCGGACGCGCGGCGCTGGAGGCGATGGCGTGCGGCGTGCCGGTGGTGATTTGCGACCACCGCAGCGCCTACCAGGGACCGCTGCTGGACCCGGACACGCTCGGGTCGATGGCGCGAAACTACAGCGGCCGCGGCGGGGTTGAGCCGACGCCGGAGATCGTCGCGGAGGCGGTGCAGGCGGCAGTAGGGCGCGGCAGCCTGCGCGACCACGTTGCCCAGCACCACGATGCAGGCACTGTGACCAAGCAGATTCTGGAGGCTGCCGGATGTTGACCCTGCTGACCGCCACCGGCGCCAGGCCGCAAGCATGGGGGCTGTGCGAGCGCCTGATGGCCGCGCAGGACTACGCCGGCCCGGTGCGCTGGGTGATCGTGGACGACGGTCCGGAGCCGCAGCCGGTTGCATTTCGGCGCGATGGCTGGACGCTGGAGACGATCCGGCCGACGCCGCACTGGCAGCCCGGCCAGAACACGCAGGCGCGAAACCTGCTGGCAGGCATGGAGGTGGTCGGCGCCGGGGAGCGCGTGGTGGTGATCGAGGACGATGACCACTACGCCGCGGACTGGCTGACGCACGTCGCCGGCGAACTGCAGCGCGCAGAGCTGGTCGGCGAGCGCCGGAGCCGCTACTACAACATCGCCACGCGCCGCGCGCGGGAGATGGGCAACACCGGACATGCAAGCCTGTGCGCGACTGCGATGCGCGGCGGTGCGCTGGATGCCTTCAGGCAGGTCCTGCGCACGAATCTCACCGGCATCGACATGCAGCTCTGGCGCCGGCACCGCTCTCGTCACCTGTTCGACGGTAACCGGGTGGTGGGCATTAAGGGGCTTCCGGGCCGCGGCGGGATCGGTATGGGGCACCGGCAGGACTTCGGGACACCTGATCCGGGTGGCCAGGTCCTGCGCAACTGGATCGGCGACGGAGCGAGGCACTACCTGTGAAGGTCGAGTTCAACATCACCGGCGTCGACGGCATCGTCCAGACCCTGAAGTCGCTTCCTGAGGAGGTGGTTTCAAAGCGAGGCGGACCTGTGAAGCTTTCGCTGGCCAAGGGCGCGCGCTACCTGCGCGACCGCGCACGGGAGAACCTGAGGCGGTCAATCGCCATCGGTGGCAGCCGGTCGACCGGTGAGTTGGAGAAGCGCGTCATCGCCAGTCGAGGGAAGAAGCCATTCGGCACGAAGGGCGAGCGGTACCTGGTCCGGGTCAAGCGGCGCGACTACATCAATGCCGACGGAGTGCGGACGAATCCCCTGATGACCGCGAACCTGCTCGAGTACGGGTCCCAGCACCAGCCGGCCACGCCATGGCTCCGGCCGGCGCTGACGGAGAACGGACAGGCGGTCGTGACGCTGGTGGTCGACGACTTGAAGAAGCGGATCGATCGCGCGGTGGCGCAGTTGGCGTCCCAGAACAAGGCGCGCGGCTGATGTTCCCTCCGGTTTACCAGACGCTGCGGGCGAACGCGACGGTGCTGGCGCTGGTGGGAGAGAGCATCGGCATGAACATGCCGGCTGAGACGCCGCCGCCGTACGTGACCTGGTTCATCGTCACTGGCCAGCCGCACGACACCTTGAGCGAAGCACCGCAATCGGACTTCACCAGCGTGCAAATCGACTGCTACTCCGGCCCCACGGCTGAGCGCACGGTGCGCGACCTCGCCGAAGCGGTGCGCGCCGCGCTGGATTCGGCGGGGGTGCACAACAGGGTCGTGGTGAACCTGCGCGAGCCTGACACGAAGTTCTACCGAGTCGGTATCGAGGCCGACTTCATCACCCAGCGCTGATCGGCGCGACAACCGAAGTTCCACCCCCGGCCCGATGAGGGCTTTTTTCATGCCCGACAACAGGAGGGGCAATCACCATGAGCGTCAAAACCCAAGGTTCCGAGTTGTTCATCGCCGACACCCTGTCGAGCAGCGTCGCGGCGGTGCTCAAGATGGCATGCCCGACTGGCATCACCGGCCTGGGCGGCCCCGCCGACCAGATCGACACCACGTGCCTGGACAACACCGAGGACCGTTCGTTCGTGCGCGGTCTCGGCAATCCGGGGCAGGTCTCCGTCCCGTTCGTCCTCAAGCCGTGGGAGACCTCCCATCAGGTGCTGTTCGACCTGAAGGAAGCCGGGGACACCCTGTCCATGATGATCTGCCTGAGCGACGGCAGCGATCCGCCGACGCTGGACAGCAACGATGCACTGGCGGCTCCGGCTGACCGCACGTCGTTCGGCTTCAGCGGCTACATCGCCGACGTGAACCTGGACATCGCAACGAACGAGGTCGTGCGCGGCACGCTGACCATCCAGCGCTCCGGTGCGGTCACGCCGTACTGGAACGGCCCGACCCCGTAACGGCTGACTCTGCTATGGGGTGGGCCTGGGGCGGTGTCTAGCCGTGCCGTTCCCGCCACCCCGCTCACATTTGGAACGGCTATGACCATCGACCTCAAGGCGCTGGGCGCCTTCACCAGCGACGAGCTGGTACCCCAGGAAGTCACCATCGGCGACACGACGGTGACGGTTCACGTCCGGGTCCTGCCATCGATCGACGTTGACCGGTTCGTCGAAGAGACCCGAGATCCGGACCGCGAGATCCGGATCAATTCCCTGCCTCGCGTTCTGGCCAAGGCCATTCGAGACGAAGAAGGCAAGGCGATCTTCACCGCGGACGCCGCGCGCAGCCTTAGGCCGCTGGTGCGGAAGGAGTTCGTCCGCGCCTTCCAGGCGGTGAACAACCCGCAGAAGGATGGCGACTCGGGAAACGACTAGCCCGCAAGGGCGGGCTCTGGTTCCTGTGCACGCTCGGCCTGGCGCTGGGGAAGTCCCTTGGCGAGATCCGGCAGATGTCGCCGGCCGAGCTCGACGTCTGGCGTGAGTTCTTTCGGCTCTACCCGTTCGACGACCACCACCGCTACCACCGGCCTGCCGCGCTGGCTTCGGCATCAATGGGTGGTGACTTCCAGAAGAAGCTCGACTTCCTCTCCCCGCCGGTGTTCGGCGACCAGTACTCCGAGGCGGACATCGCGACGATGCGCGCCCTCGGATTCGATCCTTCCACGAGGCCCTGAGCAATGGCAGCCGGCAGTGTAGTCATCGACCTGATCATGAAGACGGGGGGGTTCGAGACGGACTCGAAGCGCGCCGAGCAGCGCATGCGGGCGCTGGAGAAGGAGGCCAAGCGCGTCGGTGCCGCGATAGGTGCTGCGTTCGTGGCAGGCGCGACGCTGGTGGTGACGGCGCTGAAGCAGTCCATCGACCACATGGACGAGCTTTCGAAGGCAGCGCAGCGGGCGCAGATGCCAACCGAGCAGTTCAGCCAGTTGGCCTATGCCGGGTCCCTCGCCGACGTGGCGGTGGAGGACCTGACGAAGAGCATGGGCAAGCTGGCCAAGGCCCAGGGCGATGCGGCGCGCGGCCTGACCGAGCAGGTCGATGGCTTCAAGGCCCTAGGGATCGAGTTCAAGAACGCAGACGGTTCGCTCCGGCCGACCTATGAGGTATTCCTCGACTTCGCCGACGCCTTCCAGAAGCACCGCGGATCGCCCGAGATCATGGCGCTCGGCATGCAGGTGTTCGGTCGCTCGTTCCAGAACCTGATCCCACTGCTGAAGGACGGCCGCGCCGGGCTGGAGGCGATGGCTGACGAGTCGGACCGTTTGGGGCAGACCATCACGACGGAAGCCGGTCAGGCCGCCGAGGCCTTCAACGACAACCTGACGCGGCTGAAGGGCGCAGCGACCGGGCTTGCGAATGCTGTCGCGAGCGACCTGTTGCCCGACCTCGAAGCGCTCACGGACGAATGGGCCGACTCCGCGAAGAGCGGTGACGGGTTCAGCGAGACGGCAAAGGACATCGCAGACGTCATCCGGACAGTAGGTGGCGCCGTGAAACTTGCGGTCTGGCTCTTCACCACGTTGACCGAGAAGCTGGACGATGCGATTCAAGGCTTCTACGGCCTTGCCGAAGCAGCGAAAGGAGTCGCAAATCTCAACTGGGATCAGGTAACTCGGGGGCTCGGTCTGGCCGCTCAAGGCGCCACGTCGTCCGTACTAGGTCGACCAGAAGGACCCAAGAACAGGAACACCACGAACTTCACCATCATCCGGCAGTCTACGGACCCGCGCTTCTCCAACGTCAACACGCCGGGTGCCCCTGTCGACCCGCTCGTGATAGACCCGCCCAGCAAGAGCGGCGGTAAGGGCGGCAAGAGCGAAGCCGAGAAGGCGGCCGAGTCGCTCGAGCGCGCCTACCAGTCGATGAACGACCAGCTCGACCAGCAGATCGCGCTGCACGGCGAAGTAAGCGAGGCCGCGCGCGTGCGCTACGAGCTCGAGCATGGATCGCTGACCGCCCTCGACGCGGCAAAAGCCGCACAGCTGATCCAGGACGCCGAGCACCTGGACATGCTGGACCTCATCGCCGAGCACGAGCAGATCGTTGCCGACGCCGCGCGCGACGTGGCGGAGGAGCAGGCCCGCCGGCAGGAGCAGGCGCAGGACGTGCTGTCGGCAATCCAAGAGGAGACGCAACTGGTACAGATGTCGGCCGACGCCCAGGAGGTCTGGAACAACCTGAAGTGGGCCGGTGTCGACGCTGAGTCCGAGTTTGGGAAGGCCATCATCGAGTCCACGCAGGACCTGCAGCGCCAGCGCGACATCATGGACGACCAGATCGATGCCATGGACGGGCTGCGCGGCGCGTTCCGTGGGTTCTTCGGCGACCTTCGCGAGGGCGAGGGCATCATGGGGGCACTGGAGAATGCCGCCGATCGATTCCTCGACGTGCTGATGGATATCGCCGCGCAGCAGTTGTCCGACAGCCTGCTGGGGAAGGACGGGGATCCTGGTGGTGGTAGCTGGGGGGATGCCATCGGTAGCTTTATCGGCGCGGTCTTCGGCGGCGCCCGCGCCACCGGCGGCGACGCCATGCCAAGGCACGCGTACCTGATCGGCGAGCAAGGGCCTGAACTTTTCATCCCGCGTACCGCTGGCACGGTGCTCTCGAATGGACAGACCCAACGCGCCATGGCCGGCGGCCGTGGCCAGTCGAACAACGTCAGCGTGGTGGTTCAGGGGCAAGTCGACTACCGGTCTCGCCAGCAAATCGCGCGCGAAACCGAGCGCGCGCTCCGTGAGTCGCAGAGGAACAATTGATGTCCGAGTATCTGCCGGCTTTCATCCCGACGTGCGAGGCCTATGGCTGGACCGGCGGTCCTGAGTTCAGGACGCGGCTGGTCATGTACAAGAACGGGCGCGAGCGCAGGAACGCCGACTGGCAGCAGCCCCAGTTCTCGTTCGAACTTCCCTTCCAGAACATCACCCAGGCGCAGTACGCGCCGATCTTCAGTATGTTCCTGAACCGCCGGGGACGCTGGGGCGTGTTCCTCTACCGCAATCGCCTGAACTACTCCGCCGACAACGATCTTGTCGCCGTCGCGGAGGCCGGCCAGACCGAGTTCCAGCTGGGAAAGTGGAGCATCATCGAGGGCGTGGGCTTCTACCACCAGGTCTATGCGCTGTTCGTGCCTGACACGGACGGATCAGCGATCGAAGCCGATCCCACTGTCACGGTCGACGGCGCCGTCACCACGGCCTTCACCGTTGACCACGAGCGCGGGCTGGTGGTCTTCGACAGCCCGCTGGCGGGCGGGGAGGTGGTCCGGTGGTCAGGGCAGTTCGCGCACTGGGTGCGCTTCGACGCTGACACGCTGCCGTTCTCGATCGACAACGCCACCCGGGACGACGGCGCGGGCCCTTACGTGGTGAACGGCTCGGTCTACCTGCGGGAGATGCCGGCGCCCGAAGAGGTGGCCTCGAGCGGCTCATGATTCGCTACGTCCATCCCGCCTTGCTCGCCGAGCTGCAGCGCGGCGCGACCACGCTTTGCACCCTGCTGCTGATCCGCCCGGTCACGCCCGGGATGAGCCCCTATGGGCTTACGGACACGAACCAGTCCGTGCGGTACAACCCCGGCACGGGCGAGGTGCTGTTCTCGGCCCCCATCGGTTTCGAGGCCTCGCTGGTCGAGGCGCAGGCAGACCTGTCGGTCGCCAACGCCGAGGCCCGTTCCCTGATGCCCGTCTATGACGTGCCCGTTTCGGAGGAGTTGATCAACGCTGGGCAGCTCGACTATGCCGAGTTCGCGCTCTACCTGGTCAACTACGAGGACCTGACGACCGGCCGTCACATCACGCTGCAGGAGGGGACGATCGGCAAGGTCTCCGTCCGCGACGATGGCCTGAGCTTCATCAACGAGTTGCGCGGCCTGGCGGCGCAGTTGAAGCAGGAGGTCTGCTCCAAGTACACGAAGACCTGCAGGGCGATCGAGGGCACCCAGGAGCTCGGGTCGCTTCTCCCCGGGCCGCAGGTGAGGCGCGACTGGTGCGGCGTCGACTTCACGGTCTACCTCAAGACCTCCACGGTCTCGGCAGTCGGCCTGGAGAACACCCTGAACTTCCGGATCGACCCCGGCGACGTCGACAGCGAGTGGGACGTGAACGCGTTCGTGCCAGGCCGGGTGATCTTCACGACCGGACGGAACGCAGGGCGCACCCTGGAGATCATGGGCAACACGGCCGACGGATGGATCACCCTCCGACACGAGGCCGGATTCCCTATCGAGGTCGACGACGAGCTCGAGTATCGGGTGGGCTGCACGTTCATCGCGCGCGACGCGGAGAAAGGGTGCCTGGCCCACGCTGGCTCCGGCTGGATCGACGTGTTCAAGGGCTATCCCGACATCCCGACCGAGAACGCGGACCAACTGTCCACGCCGGGCGCCGCGGTCGGCCCGGCAGGCGGCGGCGGTACCAGCGTCCCATACGCGACGGTCGAAGCATGAGCCGCGTCGTTTCTCAGGCGCGAACCTGGCTCGGGGTTCGCTACCTTCACCAGGGGCGCAACCGCTTCGGTGTCGACTGCGTCGGCATGCCGCATGGGGTCTACCGCGAGCTTGGCGTCGACCTGCCGGACTTCCGCGCCTACGGCACCGAGGCTGACCCGGCCGAGCTTCTCGCGCGCCTGCGCGCCGCCCTGGGCGATGAGGTGGCGATCGCACCGATCTCGGCCGCCAGCCTCCTGCCAGGGGACATCGTGGTGTTCCACTTCCCGCGGTCGGGCATCCCGCGGCATCTTGGCATCGTCGCCGACCGCGCCGGCGGCGGCCTGAACTTCATCGAATCCAACGGGAACGAGGGGCGCGTGATCGAACGTCGGCTTGACGACCGCTACCGAGCGCGGATCACGCACGTCTTCCGGAGGCCCGTGTAATGGCCCGCCAAGCGCTCACCGTCGCCGGCTACGTTGCCGGCTTTTTCTTGCCTGGCGGTCCAGCGGTCTGGGGCGCGATCGGCGCAGCCGTCGGCAGCTACGTCGACCCGCAGGTCATCAAGGGACCGCGTCTGGGCGAAGGACAGGAGAACACCGCAAGCGAAGGCGGCTTCCGCCCGATCGTCCTGGGCAAGGGCGCCGTTGGCGTGTGCATGATCCACCAGGGTCCGCTGATCAAGCGCACCATTCGCCAGCGCCAGAGCAAGGGCAGTGGGACGGAGACGGAACAGGACCGCTTCTACCGCACGATGGCCTTCGGGCTCGGCGAGTCGGCCTATCCCGACGACGGCGTCATCCTGCTGCGGCTTTGGATAGACGGGAAGCTTCGGTACGACGTGACCCCGACCAGTCAGATCGCCGCCGAGTCGGCCGAGTTCGCCCAAGAGTTCACCTTCTACCCGGGCAACAACTCCCAGGACCCGGATCCCGACCTCGAGGCCTACATGGGCGCCGGCAACGTCCCATCGTACCGGGGCGGCGCACCCTACATCGTCTTCCCCAACTACGACGTGACCAGCAGAGACGGGAAGGCGCCGCAGATCAAGGCCGAGATCGCCTCGGCGGGGCAGACGGCTCCGCTCGTCGACACCGTCTGGGCCCGCTTCGGCGGTTTTCGCGTCTCGCTCGATGGCCAGAACTGGAGCGCGTGGAAGCTGCCACCCCCGGTCAACGCCTCCAACCTGATTCCGACCCCTGAGCGCTACATTCTCTACGGCAGCAGCGGTTCCTATTACTGGACGGACGACGCCGGCGACAACTACACCGCGGCGACCGGCGCGGGGCCTTCTGGAAGCGGAAGCGGGCAACTGGGCCAGTGCTCCCCCGACGGGCAGACGATCATCATCTCGGGCGGCGTCCAGAACTGCCGCAAGAGCGTCAATGGCGGGCTGCAATTCGTCGAGGTCGGCAAGCCTGCGCAGGGCTGCTTCCAGACGCTATACCTCAACGGTGCATGGGTAGCGGTCCAGGACTACCGGCTGTTCCGGAGCCCCGACGAGGGCGGGACCTGGCCGCTAACGTACAACGTTGGCGCCGGCTACACGCTCGTCTGCGCATGGTCCAACTACTTCGAGATGATGGTGGGCGGCACTCAGTCCGGTGTGCCGTTCGTCGGGCGCTCCACCGATGCAGGCGACCTGACGCCCGAGACGCTCCCGACGTTTGCTTCGGCCACCCAAGTCACGGCAGTGCACTACGGTGTGATCGATGGCGAGCCCTACTGGGTCGTCGGCACCGATTCCGGCGAGCTTGCCTATCGCTCGTCCGGCGCTTGGATCCTTGCGAACGACGCACTGCCTGATCGCGTCACGTCGATCACGTTCAATGGCACCGGGTTCAGCGCGGTATCTCGCGACAACGGAACGGGCACCCAACGGCAGGTCACGGTCTACAGCGCGAACGCGGCGGATTGGGACGTGACGGCCGACGAGACGGTCGCCGAGTCGACCTTTCCGATGCTGGCGTCGTTTCCTCCCGTGGGAGGCGCGTCGAGCGCGGAGAAGGTGCTGCTCTCGACGATCGCCACCTGGCTCCACGACCGGGTCGACGTCCCGAGCACGAAGATCGACGTGTCGGAGCTGACCGACCTGGTCGAGGGCGTCGTCCTCGCCGGCGACTACAGCGCCGCCGACGCGATGCGCACCTTCATGACGCTGTACTTCTTCGACGCGGGCGAGTTCGATGCTGGTTCCGGCTATCGCCTGAACTACGTCAAGCGCGGCGCGGACGCGGTGGTGACCCTCACCGAGGACGACATCATCGAGGGGCCCGAGGACTGGGAGCGCGAGGACAGCTACGAACGGCCTAAGGTGCTGCACGTCGCCTACCAGAACCCGATCGCGGACTATGGCGCGCCCAACATCTCGATCAAGCGGACCTCGCCGGACGCCCTGGTGGTGGGCGAGCGCTCGGCGTCCGTGCCCGTGGTCTTCAGCGACGCAGACGAGATCACGCGCCGCGCCGACATCATGATGACGGTGATCTATGCGGAGATCGCCGGCACTTACGAGATCGTCCTGCCTGACAGCCTGCTGGCGCTGCCGCCGACGGTCGTGATCGGGTTCAGCATCCGCGGGAAGGTGCGCCGGCTGCGCATGACGGGCTGGCGCTACGGCGGGGGCGTCATTCGCACCGAATGGATGGCCGATCGCCAGTCCTGCTACACCTCTAACGTGAGCGGCTTGCCGGCGGTGGCCACCACGCCGCCGCCGCCAAGCATTGTCGGCGCTACGGTTGGCGTCGTGCTGGACATCCCGGCGCTCGCGGACAGCCTCGACACGCTGCACCAGGGCGTCGCGGCGGTAGGCCAGACGGAGGCGTGGTGGGGCGCTACGCAGCAGCGGAAGCTCGAGGCGGACACCAGCTTCTCGAACGTGCTGGCCCTCAACCCCCCAGGCTCGGTCATCGGCCTCACCCAGGGCACCGTGACCGCGGCCAGCCCGCACTACACCGACACGACGAACACGATCACCGTTGACCTGTACAGCGACGACGAGATCGAGACGCTGACCCAGCAGCAGTTCCTGAGCGAGGGTGGCGCCTTCGCGCTGTCCTGGGATGACGGCGGGGTGCGCAGGTGGGAGGTCATGCAGTACCGAGACGCCGTGAAGGTCGGCGAGCGGACCTGGGAACTGACGTACCTCGCGCGCGGCCGCCTGAACACGGTTGCCGCGGAGCATCCCCCGGGCTCGCTGTTCGTGCTCCTGGACTACGGGATCAGCTTCATGCCGATGCAGTCGGCCTGGATCGGCACGGACATCACACACCGGACCGTGTCGAACGGCCAGCTGCCAGAGAACGCCGCCTCCTACGTGGAGGAGTGGACGGCGCAATGCCAGGTCGAGTTCCCGGTCGCGCACCTGTTCGCCGAGAAGGACGGCGACACCCTCGAGCTGTCGTGCGTGCCGCGGCACCGCTTCGGCACCGAGGTGCGGCCTGTCCGGTCTCAATACTGGATTGGCTACCGCTGGACCGCTACCGACGGCAGCAACGCGGTCCAGGTGGACACCCTCACCGAAAGCACCAGCATCGACGTCACCGGCTGGTCGACCCCCATCACCGTCACCGTCGCTCAGCGCAACAGCTACACGGGCGCGGGCGAGACCGTTTCCGAGGAAGTTACCTGATGAGCACACCTATCAGCCCAGGCGCCCCGTGGCAGTCAGGCACGAACGAGAACAGCCTGCCGGCGAACGACAACGTGCTCAGGCATGCGATCTTGGACGGACTCGTAATCAGCGAGAGCACGGACGCCCAGCCGGGCAGCCCCAGCGACTACGACATCTACATCATGACGGGTTCCGCCACGGGCGCGCAGTGGTCGACGTTCGATGAGTTCGACCTCGCGATCTATGCGGAAGGGACGTGGATCGCGTACGCGCCGTCGCTAGGTATCCGCGTGAACGTCGCCGGCACCCTGAAGCAATGGAACGGCTCGGCCTACGTGGATGCCGCCAGCGGCGGATCGGCCTCAGCGCCGACGGTGACGACGGTCAGCAGCAGCAGTGGCACGCTGACAATCGACCTGCAGGGTGGCACGCGCAAGTTCTTCAAGACCACGCTCACCGAGAATGTCTCCACCCTGGCCTTCAGCAACCTGCCGGCGGCCGGCTTCGCAGCCGAGTACGAACTGCACATCACCCAGGACGGTACCGGCTCGCGCACCTTCGCCATCCCGGCCAGCCACAAGGCCCTGGGCGGCTCCGATACCGCGATCGCATCCGCAGCGGCCGCGGTGACCGTGCTGTCGGCGGCGACGGTCGACCAGGGCACCACCTGGCGCTACGCGATGCAGGAGTCCGCGTAATGGGCTTGCGCCGGCTCATGATGGCTCAGCCCACGGGCGGCGATCCCTATTTCGGGAGCGTCACCTCGCTGCTGCACATGGAAGGCGCAAATGGCGGGACCACCTTCACGGACATCAAGAGCAACACCTGGACGCGCACGGCAAGCGCGGTGACGAGCACGGCCCAGGCGGTGGCGGGCTCATCGTCCATGTTCGTGGCGTCGGGCAACATCCAGTCGACGACAGCCATAGGCGGTGGAGGCGTAGGCACCGGCAACTTCACCATCGAGGGATGGTTTCGTGCCACGGCGACAACCGCGCGCGGGCTGTTTCACACCGCGCTGTCGGGGAGCGCGGCAGGCATCGCCGCCGGCTGGGACCAGACGTCGGGCATGTGGCAGGTCTACTTCAACGGCTCCGTGTTCAGCAGCAGCGCGACCTCGCTGACGCTCAACACCTGGATCCACTTCGCTCTGGTTCGCAACGGCACGTCCTGCGTTCTCTACATCAATGGGACGGCGGTGGTCTCCTTTACCAGCTCTGCCAACATCACGGCCGCCGGCATGACGGTGGGCGCCTACTTCAACGCCAGCTTCCCATGGGTCGGCTACATCGACGAGTTCCGCATTACGAAGGGGGTAGCCCGCTACACCGGAGCGTTCACGCCACCATCCGTGCCGTTCCCGAACAGCTGAGCGGACACGAAGTGGCGTGCCCGCTTCGATCGAGAGCGCAGCTATCGACTCACGCTACTGCGTGAGTTTCGCGACGATCTCCTCAGCATGCTTGTCGATCATGCCGCCGGTGGTGCCCCACGCGGTCGCGTTCGTGCTTTCGACCTCGAAGGCCCCAATCTGCTTCCCTTCACCATCGAACACGCGCACGCGGCTGCGCAGGCTGTCGCGGCCGGCCATGATCCCCACCATGAAGCGCGCGCCGCCGTGGCGCATGTAGTAGTTGGTGATGGTGATCTCGACCGGGATCGCCGGTCCTTCCGGCGTGGCAGCGAGCCTGCCGGCCGCCTGCAGATGCTCGTCCAGCGATTCGCGCAGCATGGCCAAGCCCTCGACGCTGGCCTCCTCGGTGTTGAGGATGGTGTAGCGGAACGGCAGATCGGCCGGCGCGGTTATTGCCTGATGCGTCACGCTGTTGGTTGCGCAGGCCGAGAGCAGCGCAAGCACGCCGAGCAGGATGGCATTTCGAAGCATGGTGGTTCCCCCTGTGGAATCGAGCCTGAAGGGTACACCGGTGCCGGCGCGGGTGGGATCGGACGAATCCTCGGGCTCGGGTCGGAAAAGTCCTACACGCCGGCGCGGCGCGCTCCGATGGCTGAGGCCGGTAGTGCAGGGCATGCTCTCTCCCGGCGAACAGGGCGGGCCTCAGGCCATCCGCCGTCCTGGGCCCCGGTAGGGATGCCGGGGCTGCCATCCCATCGAGTGCGACGTCCGGGCGTAGCATGGCCGCATGCTCCCCGACGGATTCAAATGGACGAAGCGCAGCCAGTACGACGAGGAGGGCACCGCCGTGGTGCTGGGCGACGCCCAGGTGGCCATGCTGCTCGAGCGCGTGGATGGCGGCTGGGTCGCGCGCCTCAACTCACACTGGCCCGTCGACGCGCCGCTGGTGACCCGGCGATGCCAGAGCAAGGCCACCGGTACCGCCGGCATTGAAGCCTGGGTCTGCCGCCACGAGGCGCGGCTCAGGGCCGAGGCCGGCGCACTGGCCAAGGTGGCGCCCCACGGGCGTAAACTCGCCCCATGA